AACTAGAATTACTTCGCTTCAAGGATTAGGAATAGCAAATTCTACTTTACTTTTACATAATGCAGCAACAGCGGGAGCTGCGGCAGCTGGAAATTTAGTAGCAACATATAAATTTGGAACTGAAGGTTTAGAAGTTTATGTGCCAGGTTCAGGTATTTTATTTAAAGATGGAATTGTTTTTAATTTAGCTGGAGCAGGCGGAAGCGTTACTGTAACAATAACCGGAGCGTAGTTTTACATGACAACTACAACTTTTACAGTTACAGTTGCCACTGGACAAAATTTCTTTAGTGCAAATGCTAATAAATTTTTTATTAATGGTGAAGTAAGCCCTGTTCTTTTTTTTCAAGAAGGTAACACTTATATTTTTGATACTTCTGAAGGAACTAATGCAGGTCAGACACTTCTTTTTTCATCTACTAAAGATGGAACTAATACTGCAGGTGGTGCTAATTACACAGATGGTGTAACAGTTACGGGAACAGCGGGACAAGCAGGATCAAAAACAACTATTTTAGTTGCACCTGTAAGAACTGTCGGCGCTCCTATTTTATTTTACTACTCAGCCGCAACCGCGGGTATGGGTAATACTATCCAGACTACTCCACCTACTTCAGAAACAACAGCTTTCAATCCTCAAATGGATGACATTATTGAGGAAGCATATGAAAGAACTGGTGTGTTAGGTACAAGAACTGGTTATCAATTAAGAACAGCAAGAAGATCTTTAAATATATTATTTCAAGAATGGCAAAATAGAGGTGTTCATTTATGGAAAGTAAAACTTGCAAAGATACCTTTAGTTGAAGGGCAAGATGAATATAGTTATGCAACAGATAGTGTTAATTTTCCTGATGACATGAGTGCAATACTAGAAGCTTTTTACAGAAATAATTCTACAACAACGGCACCTGTAGATGTTTCGTTAACTCAAATTAGTAGATCAGCATATGGTGCAACTCCTAACAAATTAACTAAGGGAACACCTTCACAATATTATATGGATAGAAGAATAAATCCTAGCGTATTTTTATATGCTACCCCTAGTTCAAGTGTGTCTAGCACAAGTACACCAAGTAGTTTTCAATTTTGTTTTTATTATTTAGCAAAAATTCAAGACGTGGGTTCTTATAATTACACATCAGATGTAGTTAATAGATTTTATCCATGTATGATGTCAGGACTTGCATATTATTTAAGTCAAAAAGTTTCACCAGAAAGATCTGGAGAGCTTGAGAGAAGATATGAAAGTGAAATGCTAAGAGCATTAGATGCCGACAACCAAGGAACATCTACCTTTATATCTCCACAAACATTTTATGGAGACGGCGTATAATGGCTGGCTACGCAAGTGGAAAACATGCAATTGCAATTTCGGATAGATCTGGATTAAGATTTCCCTATGATGAAATGGTTAGAGAATGGAATGGTGCATTAGTTCACAGTTCAGAATTTGAAGCCAAGCAACCACAACTAAGTCCAAAACCCGTAGGCTCTGATCCACAAGCTTTATATAATCCTAGAGGTCAAGGTGCAGATACACCACAATTAATTTTATTAAATAATAATCCTTTTGAAGTTATTCTTTCAGGTGGTAATACATTTGTTAATGTATTCTCGTTAGATCATCAAAGAAAAGCAAACTCTATTGTAAGGTTAAGAGGTTTTCCTCAAGTAACTGGAAATGGTCCTGGAGGAGAAAACTCTTCAGACTTACATAATTTAAAATCTTTTGCGAGCATCCCAAGTATTGCTGGAGTAACTGATATAGATTCAGCAGCTGGTTTTACAATTCAATTAGGAAAAATTGATAACAATGGTGTTGTAACAGAAGCAACAACAAACGATATTCTTACAAATCCAATTAGTTTTTTTTATTTTCAAAGTACTAGTAATGGAACATTTTCTAATGTAAAAGGTGGAGGACAGGGTTGTTCAGCCGGTCCTGTAAACCTAGGAGCAGTTTAATATGGCATATACTTTAGCAGATTTAAGAACAGATATTAGAGGATATACAGAAGTAGGAATTAATGTTTTTACTGATGCTGTTTTAAAAAATATTATTATTAATGCAGAGAACAAAATCTATAGAGAAGTAGATACAGATTCAGATAGATTCTATGCGACATCTTCATTAATTATAGGTAATAAGTTTGTAACAATACCTCTAGATTTAAGATTTATAAGATCAGTTCAATTACAAGATTCTGATGGAAACCAATTGTATTTAGAACAAAGAGATACTTCTTTTATGTTTGAATATTATTCAACTCCAGGAACTAGTTCTGTTGATATTCCTAGATATTTTGCTAACTGGGATGAAGAATTTTGGGTAGTAGCACCTACTCCTGATAGGGCCTATCCTATTACACTAGGATATAATAAAGAACCAGGAAGTCTTACAAGTACTACTTTACCTACTACAGCTAATCCATTTAGTACTGTAGGAACTTATTTATCTAATAAATATCAAGATGTTCTTTTATATGCATGTCTAGTAAATGCATATGGGTACTTGAAAGGTCCCACAGATATGTTACAATACTATACACAAGCTTATGAAAAAGCTCTTATGTCTTATGCTATTGAACAACAAGGTAGAAGACGTAGGGATGAATATACCGATGGAGTTATTCGTACCGTACTAGAGTCAAAAAATCCATCAAGTAATAAATAATTAGGAGAAAATAACTATGGCAAATATAATACCCTTCTCATTTAGAGGAGCACTTTTTTCAGGAAATCACGATTTTGCAAATGGAGGAAATGTTTTTAAACTTTCTTTATATGTGACTAATCCATATAATACAGGAAGTACTGTTTATTTAGCAGGTACAGGTAATGGTGAAGTAGCTACAACAGGTGGAACTAATTACTCTGTAAAAACATTAGCAAATCAAGCAGTAGTAAGTACAACAGCAGTAGCGTCTGTAGATTTTGGAGATCCAACATATGCTAACGCAACTTTCACAGCAAGTTTTGCAGCAATTTATAATTCAACAACTGTTGATGGCCTTGCAAATAGATTAGTAGTAGTTTTAGATTTTGGTGGAGCTAAGACAGCAACAAATGGAACTTTTACAATTGCATTTCCAACTATTAATACAGCTGCTGATGCTATTATAAGTATGAGTTAATAAGGAAAAAATTATGGCGTTACAAATAAATGATAGAGTAAAAGTAACAAGTACTACAACAGGCACAGGTGCGTTTACATTAGGCGCAGCTCAAAATGGATTTGTAGCTTTTGGAATATCAATTGGAAGTCTTAATACAACTTATTATACAATTGCCGGTTCAGGTACTAACCAGTGGGAAGTAGGAGTTGGAACATTAAATAACAATAGTACAATACTAACTAGAACTACAATTATCTCAAGTTCTAATGTTGTAGGTGCTCAATATGCAGTTGTTGATTTTTCAGCTGGAAACAAAGATGTATTCTGTACATTACCAGCAAGTAAAGCAGTTTATTTAGATGCTGATGGAAACACAGTTAACGCAGCGGGAGCAGGTTTTGCAGTAGCAATGGCAATCGCTTTATAGTATAACAAAAAGGAATAAAAATTATGGCACAAAATTTTGCATCAACAGCTCTTCAAATTACAAACCAAGCGGCAGGTACGGAATTACTTCCTACAGCAGTAGCAGGTTTTGCAGACGCTGTTATAGGAATTAGAATGGCTAACATTACAGCAGCAGCAGTTACAGTAGATGTTTTTCTTACACCAAATGGTGGAAGTGCTAAATACATTGTAAAAGGTTTAAGTATTCCACCGGCAAGTTCTGTTGAACTAGTTCAAGGTGGAGCAAAATTTGTAATTAATCCAGGAGATAGTTTAAGAGCTTTATCAAGTTCTGCATCATCCGTTGACGTTGTTACAAGTGTCGTAGATAAAATTAGTGCAATACCAAGTTAGGAATTTAAATTATGAGCGATGCATACCCAAGTGCAGTATATGTAGGAAACAATCCGGGTTCACAGGAGATATATACTCACGCAGAAGTTATAGATAATTTTTTAGTTATTGAAAGTGCAGTTCTTGCAGGACCAGTAACGTTTGAAGCAACTGTTGAAGTAACAGGAACGTTGGTAATTGTATAGTGAGTAAATTAGAAGTAGATAAAATTACTCCTCAATCAGGAACAACTCTTACAATTGGAGAAGCAGGAGATACAACGGTAGTAAATGGTTTAGGTACTTTACCTGCAACTATTGGATCAGCTGCTCAAGTACTTTCAGTTAATGCAGGAGCAACAGGTTTAGTATATGGAACAGCAGTAACTGATTTAAATAATTTAAACGCAACTAATTTAACAAGTGGAACTGTACCAGACGGACGTTTCCCTTCAGTATTACCTGCAGCAGGTGGACAAAATTTAACATCATTACAACCAGCAGCCATAGTAGGTGGAACTTTTGGTGCAATCAATGCACAGAATTTAACTAACATTCCAGGTGAAATTAGTTGGCAATCAACTATTGTTACATCATCTTCAACAATTGCAGCGAGCCGGGGTTATTGGATCAATACAACATCGAATGCAGTTACAATTACATTACCTGCTTCAGCTAGTGTTGGTGATAGAATAATTCTTACAGACTATTTAAGAACATGGGGAACTAATGCTCTTACAATAAATCAAAACAGTTTAAAATTTCAAGGTAATACAAGTCCTAACCCAATTTATAACACAGCAGGTCAATCTGTTGATCTTGTTTATTCAGGAGCAACTCAAGGTTGGATTCCTAATTCAGATGATGATGTAACTTTAGAAACTCCACAAACTTATAATATAGATTATTTAGTTATTGCTGGTGGTGCAGGTGGTGGATATGATAAAGGTGGAGGAGGTGGTGCGGGAGGATATAGAAATTCTTATAATAATGAAGCTTCTGGAGGTGGAGGAAGTTCAGAAACAGCAATTAATAAAGGAGCAGGAACAGCACTTACAATTACAGTTGGAGATGGTGGTGCCGGTTCAACACAAGCTTCTTCTAAAGGTGCAAATGGTAATGTTAGTTCAATAGCAGGTTCAGGAATTACATTCCTCTCCC